ATGTCTAAAAAAGCCGTTATTCTAGTCTCCGGAGGACTCGACTCAACCACTGTTGTGGCTATCGCCATGAGCCAGGGCTACGACTGCTACACGCTGAGCTTTGACTATGGTCAGCGTCATCGCTCTGAGCTAGTCGCCGCGCAACGTATCTCCGAATTAATGACAGTACATACCCACAAAGTGGTTAAGCTGGATCTCGGCACCATAGGGGGTTCAGCGCTGACAGATACCAGTATCGACGTCCCAGAGCATGAAACATTTGGTATCCCCGTTACCTATGTGCCGGCACGCAATACTGTATTTCTATCGATTGCATTGGGCTGGGCCGAAGTACTTGGCGCCAATGATATTTTTCTTGGCGTCAATGCCGTGGATTACTCCGGCTACCCAGACTGCCGGCCAGAATATATCAGTGCCTTTGAGGCTGTGGCTAATCTGGCAACCAAGGCGGGCGTAGAGGGTAATAAGCTGTCTATTCATGCGCCGCTGATCAGTATGACTAAGGGCGAAATAGTGCAGGCTGGAATGGCGCTGGGGGTAGATTATAGTCAGACGGTTTCATGCTACCAGGCGAGTCTAGAAGGCCTTGCTTGCGGCAGATGTGACAGTTGTCGACTGCGTGCACAGGGTTTCGCTGAAGCCGGTGTAAAAGACCCTACTAGATATCAAAATAACGCTTGAATTTTGATTGCTGGTCAGTATGATACGCACCTCCTCTGAGGGCCGTTAGCTCAGTTGGTAGAGCATCGGACTTTTAATCCGCTGGTCCCGCGTTCGAGTCGCGGACGGCCCACCATTTTTACTTTCACCACTATTTGCGTCATCGGATATATATCGCAACAGCTATATATCTTGAGGGAAATGACGTATGTCTAACACAGCAGTAAACCTATCAAACCACGGCTCTAACCAGAGTCTCGGACAGTCTCATGCCTTGAGGCTAACCCTATCATTCGCATCGAACTTGAGCCGATTGAGGCCGCTATCCGCAGGGAGCGCACCCGATTGCAAGACATCGAGTTCAACACTGAAAAGCAGCCAAGATGGCTTCTTCAATCTATGGTCAGCGAGAGTGCCCGTGGAGTCATGGGTTGGCCATTAAACTTTTAGCAGAGGGGATTACTATGTACACAATCAAATCATTCGCAGAAGAGCACGGGCACCGCATATGGGAAGAGCCCCACCTAACACACAGTTTAAGCAAGATCAGCAAGCTATCATCATTCCATGACTTTGCCACTAGGCCGATCGCTGACTATAAGCCCGCAGACATCGAAGCATTCACGGACAGACTTTCAGAGGAGGGACTACAGAACGGAACCATCAATAGATACCTGGCTGCCCTATCGTCGTTATTCAAGGAGGCAGTGCGTAAAGACGTAGTGACCCATGTCCCCAGCATAAGATGGAAGAGAGAGCCCAAGGTCAGGCCACGTACCTACGGGGATAGCGAGGTTAAGCGAGTCCTTAGTTTCCTGAAGGCATCTCGCCATCCCTGGATAGCCGACTTCTTTGTCTTTGGACTTAACACAGGCATGCGCCTGGGTGAAATCTTAGGTATCAACAACCCCGACTCTAAGACCTTTGGGGAGGTCTCTAACTGCGGTTGTTTCGTGACATTGTTTAATACCAAGAATGGTGACGAACGCCTTGTACCACTAAACAAGGACGCTCAGTGGGCACTAGAGAACCTTAGAAGAACCCCTAGTGCCTTCTACACTGAGGCCACTTTCTACCGTACCTGGAGAAAAGCAAAAGCTGAGATCGCCCCACTCGACAAGCGATTTGTCTTTAATGTCTCCCGCCACACATGCTGTAGTAGGTTGTCCATGGAGTTTCTCACTCCGGATCTGGTTGTAGCCGAAATCATGGGTCACCGGTCCCTAGCAACTACGCAAAAGTACGCACATGCACTGCCCAAAAGCATCCAGGCTGTTATGCAAAAACTGGAAAACTAATAGGCGTATTGCATGGATATTAAAACTTTCTCTGAGCTATGCGATAGCCACGGCTGGACCTATATGTGCAGCGATGACTTTCAGAAATACAAACGGGGTAGAGATGCTGGTAGCCGCCTAGAGCAGATAATGCGCGAGAAGGGTGCTGATTACCGCAACATCTACAACATTAAAAAGCCTTCTACACGAGATGTACAACATGAATAAGTGGAAAGAATTTGTAAGCGATGGTCACATGGATTGTGACCTACCTAACCTGTCAGAAACCCCTGCGCAGGACTACAGTAGGATAAGGAACTGGGTCAACGTCAACATTGAAAGGATTGAACGCTCTGTTCAAAACCATCTTAAAGAAGTCCAACTCTGCCGCCATCTAGACGATGAGGAAGCCCAGATATACAGCTGCCTGGATGACGGTATCAAGGGAATTGAAAACGCGCTGCACCATCTTAAAAGTCTCAGGAATCAAATAGACCCTAACCAGTAAAAAGCCATAACATGAGAAAAAAAGTATTTACATTTCTGGTGGGCTATGCTTTATTGAATTAATGTAGGACAAATCCCAGTGTAGAAAAGACACAAAGAACGGGTGGTTTTTTTTGTCCACCCTATAGGAAGATGACTTGATCATATAAGGGGGTATACGATGGTAAGCAATGACACAGACAATGCTGCAGTCCAAATCCAACGTGAAAAAGACATGTTTATTTCGGGCCGCGACCGTTACTTAAGAAGACAAAAGAAAAACCAAAAACCTACCACACAGAACAACCCACACAGGCTTATTATCGATGCCCTTAGTAAAGTATCTAAGGCAATATCGGCATCCATAGACACTGAGACAGAGTGTAAGGGCCGTGGTCGAAAGTATGCCTGGTACTACGACATAAAGGACCTTGATGTCGATCTTTTAGCCTACTTAGGTCTCAATAGTTGCATGGACTCAGTCGTTATTGGTTCGTCGTTGACGAGCACTCTGACGAAGATAGGTAAAAGGGTAGAACTTGAGACATGGGCTTTAGGTCTTAAGAAACACGACAGTAAACTAGCGAAACGAATAGAGACTAAAGTTACCCAAGACCACAGTGCAGAAATCTACAGGATTAAAGCGGCTAAGATTATTGCTAAGAAGGCAGGTTATACTCAGGACAGGTGGACTGAAGAGCGTAGAGTCAAGGTAGCAGTCCCTATTCTGAATGCCATCTTAGAACACTCTGGTGTCTTTGATGTCTGGGAGCAGAATAAACCGAGAAACACCATTAGACGCATAGGTCTCACGTATGCCGCGTCTACTGCGTTAGCAGACATGGACCACAGGTGTTCTTGGCATGAGCCAATACTTGCCCCTCTTATTGTCCCACCAAAGGAATGGACCTCGTTTAACTCAGGTTGCTATCTGGATGATGTTACCGCACAGATGGTTCCCTTAGTCCGTAATGCCAGCTCAGAGCAACGCAAGGCAATACAGCACCAATTAGGCAACGGTAAGCCGCTGTACCTGGAGGCGCTTAATGCTATCCAAGCTACTCCTCTTAAGATTAACACCTATGTCTTGGATGTCGTTCACCACCTGTGGAACAACGGTATCGGATTCGGTAAGTTCCCAACTAAGACACACATGGATCACCTAAAGCGTCCTAAAGACTGGGACGAGATGGATGGCTTTGCTAAAAAGGGCTGGTCTATTAAAGCCCGTGAGGTACGAGAGAAAAACAGAGAGATCGATGGGTCTATAGCCATGATGACTCAGGACCTTGGTACTGCTAACGAGCTATCAGAATTCGATGAGTTTTACATTGGATGGAACTTTGATTTCAGAGGCCGTGTGTACCCTGTAAGCCACTTTAGTTACCACCGTGACGATCACATTAAGGCGCTGTTTAATCTCGCCAGAGGCAAAACCATGGATGCTGATGCGGTGTCTTGGCTTGCTGTTCACATAGCCAACGTGGGTGACTTTAACAAGGTTTCAAAGAAGTCATTAAACGATAGGATTGCTTGGGTAGAAGACAACAGCGATATACTGTACCAGGTCGGTAAGGACGCTATGGCAACCTTTGACTACTGGACCAGGGCTGACAAGCCATTCCAGTTTCTGGCAGCCTGCCATGAGTTAGCAAACTACATGGACGAGGGCCCTGACTATGTCTGCGCACTGCCACCCCAGTTAGATGGTACTAACTCAGGTGTTCAGCATTATGCCGCTGCAAGTCTCAACAAGGAAGATGGCCGCATGGTTAACCTGGTGCCAGCTGACAAGCCACAGGACATCTATCAAAGTGTTTCTGATAGGGTGCTTTGTAAACTTTATGAATCAGAAGAACCCGAAGCTAAACTCTGGTTGGACTATGGCGTATCTCGATCAACGGTAAAGAGAAACACCATGACCTATGGCTACTCGTCTGCTAAGTATGGCTTTGGTGATCAGCTGTACGATGACATTATGCGGCCACTACAGGACCTCGTGATGCGAGGTGTCATCGAGGAGCATCCCTTTGGTAAAGACAAGCCACAGCAAAAGAAACTGTGTGCATTCCTTGCAAGCATTAACTACGACAGCATTCAGGAAGTAATCAGTAGTGCTGCCCTGGGTATGAAGTTCTTTCAGAGCATAGCCGCCGCACTTGCCCATGAAAACAAGGCAGTCCGTTTTGAGACCCCCATAGGTTTTCCTGTGTTTCAACAGTACACCCACTGGGATATCAAGAAGGTGAAAATCTATCTGCATGACAGGGATGCTCATGTGTTGCAAAGGACACAAATCAGTCTTCGTACCAAGCCAGTGCAAAGGATAGACAAGCGCAAGGCGCGGGCAGCAGTAGCGCCCAACATAATCCACTCCATGGACTCAGCACATCTGCTAATGACTGTGCTGCTGGCCAAGGACAACGGTGTCGAAGACTTCTTTATGATCCACGACTCTTTTGGGACTGTCCCTGCGGATACTGACATGATGTATCAAGCAGTAAGGAACACCTTTGTAGATATCTACAGTAACTGGTGTCTGTACAAAAGTTTCTTTCAGCAGGCAACGGGTCGATTGTCTTACACAGGTTTGAAAAACTTACAGGTAGAGGTACCAGAGAAAGGCTCTTTAGAGTTAACAAAAGTATTGGAGTCGCAATATTGCTTTAGCTGACCACGGAGGCAAACAAAAGCATTTGCAGCTTCGGACAACCCCTGTCCGTCAGCTGCGAAAGGCACCTCTCAAGTCACTTACCCCCAAAAAACATAAAAGCGTTAATCAACGCCAGTCAAATCCCCATCAAAACAAAGAAACTGCTGATAAATGAACTTGTGTTCCGTACACGGGTTTAGGTTTTCTATAGCCCAATTAATTGACACTGGGCCTTGAGCGTCTAGTCTTAGTAGTGGAGGTTAGAAACTCTACGAGGCAGGCTGGAATGCACTCCGGAAAAATGTGTATTTCTTCTTTGCCTAAGTTCCGGCGTTATGATCGGGAGGCCCGCGAATACAACACCCTCTGGGAAATAACGGGACAGCTCCTCGTGCTGTTTCTAACCTCCTGATCACCCTCTTGAAATGGAGGTCAATCGAAGTTTAGAACAAACCACGAGGAATCGATATGGAAAACCCCATCATGCCAAAGGGTGCTAAAACCCTTAAAGTCCGTTTTGGCTTTTATGACTACCCCACACCTGTCCCCTTTATATTGTTAAAAGGCTACTGGTTACAGGCATCCAATTACGATTTAAAAGATGCAGTGTCTTTGCAGAAAGAAATCAACCAAATCCTTTTGCTAGGGCCTCAAATCCCTAACTTAACGCATTAACCCAAAGTCAATGGGCTAGGGCCAACTTAAGCCCATTGACTCTGCCATACCTCCCCCTCCCCAATCTGTCTACAAACGCTCTGCCCCACAAGCAGGGATTTTAATTTGTCTACCCTTTAGGAATACAAAAACTAATGCACCCGCGAGAACGTGTTCTGGGACTTGCTGCGCTGCTTGATAAAAAAGGCAAAGCATACCCGCAACGATTAATCATCGAAGCAGCCAGGCTAGGTGTTCACCTACCCAAACTTAAAACCCCCCATATAACTAGGAATAAGGAGAGCAATAATGGCTCAAGTTAACAAAGTTAAATTCATCAGTGACCAAGGTCGCGCACAGTACCCATGGCTCAACCGGCCTGACACTGCCTTTGGTGGAGAGCCAAAGTACAAGACCAGGCTCATTGTTGAGGACGGTAGCGAACTACGGCAGCTGTGTAGCGAGGTAGCTGAGGAAGAATTTGGCTCAAAGGCCAGCCGTTCAAGGATGCCATTCGACATCGACGAAGACACTGGCGAAACCGTACTCAGGGTTAGCTCAAAGTATGCCCCTATGTTCTTTGATGCCACTGGTCAGCCACTGGTTGAAAAGCAGGTTCCAAACCTGTGGGCCGGGAGCATCCTCCGCATTGGCGGCTATGCGGCACCTTACACTGTTAATGGCGCTACTGGCGTTTCACTTCAGCTAACCAAGGTTCAAGTTATCGAGCCTGTCCAGGGCAGTGGCGCTGGTTTTGAGGCTGTAGAAGGCGGCTTTGTCGCTTCAGAAATGACACAGGATGACTTTGATAATGAAGAGCAAGTACTGGCAGAAGAGACGGAACCAGCAGACCGCTTCTAAAAAAGAAATAGGTATTCGCCATGGTTTCAGAAGTGGTCTGGAAGACAAGATAGCCAAGCAAATCACAGAGGCTGGTCTCAAGCTTGAATACGAAACTGACAAAGTCGAATATGAAGTACCAAAGCGCAAAGCTAAATACACTCCCGACTTTAAGCTGCCCAAACAAGGCGGCTTTTTTTACGTCGAGACAAAAGGTATCTGGGATGTTGCTGACCGGCAAAAACATTGTCTGATCAAAGAACAGCAGCCTGACCTAGATATTAGGTTTGTCTTTAGCAATGCCAATTCAAAACTCTACAGGGGATCGAAAACGACATACGCAAGCTACTGCGATAAGCAGGGCTTTATGTATGCCCATAAAACGATCCCTGAAGAGTGGCTAACTGAGTAGTTAGTTAAGGAGAGCAAGGGTCATCCTCGGTAACGGGGGTGGCCCTTTTTTGTTTTTAGAGAGGGAAACAAATGGAAACAGCATTCAAAAATACGCGAGAGGGAAAAGTCAAAAGGTTAAGGCTTTTAAATGAAAAACTCAGAGAACAACAGGAATATGCCGAGCGTTATACGCATGCTTGGAGAATCACTGCCGCTGATAACTCTGTCAGTAGGTTGAAAGAAGCAATTGCTTTTGTAGAAGTAGACAGGGTTTTCACTCTTGATCTGGATCACCCAAGCAAGATGTTCGTTGTTGCCGACAAGTTTTGGATAGTACCCAGAACACGGGCGTGGCGGCAAAAAGGCAAAACAACTTGGTATCTCTACAAAAACCCAGAGCAGTTCGTGAGGCGATATGTGTTTAGGGAGAATATCAAATGATAGCTACAGAACCGCATAATGATTCTGCATTCATACGCCATGTCAGCTGTGAGCATTGCGGATCAAAAGACAATGCCGCCCTGTACGACGATGGCCATACCTATTGTTTCGGTTGCCAGACTCTTACCCAGGGCGACGAGAGTGGCGAGGTAATGCAGCAGCCTGAAGAGCGTATCGAGAAGAAACTACTGCAAGGCTATTTTAGCAATCTAAAGAAGCGGGGAATCTCGGAAGCAACCTGCCGTAAATTTGGATATGAGATCGGGGAGCACAGAGGCTCACCAGTACAGATTGCCAACTACCGGAATGACCTTGGTGAGATAGTCGCCCAGAAGATAAGAGATGCAAACAAGAACTTTAGCATCTTAGGTGACGCTAAACAGATGGGTCTCTTTGGTCAACACCTGTGGATTACCGGACGTAAGCTAGTGGTCTGCGAAGGCGAAATTGACTGTCTCAGTGTCAGCCAAGTACAGAAAAATTTGTACCCAGTCGTGTCCCTGCCGAATGGCGCACAGTCAGGCAAAAAGGCTCTGATGAATGCCTGGGATTGGCTTGGTGGTTTTGATGAAATCATTCTTATGTTTGACCAAGATGAAGCCGGCCACAGGGCAGCTTTAGAGTGCGCGGAAGCCCTGCCAGTAGGTAAGGTTAAGATCGCCAAGCTAGGCCATAAGGATGCAAATGAGGCACTTCAGAAGGGTGCTGAGAGCGGCATCATCGACGCTATCTGGAGAGCCAAAGACTGGCGACCCGATGGTATTGTCAGTAGCTCAGATTTACGAGATGTCATAGCAGAAACCGAAGAAGAATCTCTGGTTGGCTACCCATACCCAAAGTTAAATAACATCACTAAAGGCATTCGTCCATCGACTCTTGTCACCATCTGTGCCGGTAGTGGTGTCGGTAAGTCTACCCTGGTATCAGAGATAGCCTACCACCTCCATACCCATGGCCATAAGGTCGGTATGTTGATGCTTGAGGAAGAAAACAAAAGGACCATCCGTGGTTTGCTTGGGCTCCACCTCAACAAAAACATTGTCCAGGACTATACCTGCGCTACCAAAGACGAAGTGTTAGACGCTCACTCTGAGTTATTCCGTGAGCAGGACGTACAGCTATTTAGTCACTTCGGTTCTACCTCTTTAGAAATCATCTGTAACCGCATCCAGTACATGGTTAAAGCCATGGGATGTACCCATGTCATCCTCGACCATATCTCTATCGTGGTCAGTGGTCTGACTGCCGGTGTTGCCGATGAGAGGCGCTTGATTGACCACTGTATGACGGTTCTTAGGCAGCTGGTGCAGGAACTAGGAATAACTTTGTTCCTGGTGTCGCATTTGACCCGGCCCCAGGGAGTAGGTCACGAAGCTGGCGGCAAGGTTGCACTCTCGCAACTCAGGGGCAGTCACTCGCTGGCCCAACTCAGTGACCAGTGTATTGGTCTTCAAGTAAACCCAGACGATCCCACCGACGATAGCCGTGACCTGATTGTTTTAAAGAACAGGTTCACTGGCCAAGTTGGCCATGCGGGTTGCCTTAAATATATGCGGGAAACAAGTCGGCTTATCGATGCCAGCTTTGACGAAGTCCCTTTTTAAAGGTGTTCAAATGAAAATCATGCTTGATTGTTCGTCTAAAAAAATACACGCATACAGGGACAGGTACGGTGGTGACTTCTGGCAACTGCGAACGCCATTGACTGCATATGCGCTTGCTGGTGTTCCCTACGGATTGGATAACGGATGCTTCAAAAGGTTTAACAAAAAAACTTGGGAGCGACTCCTGGATGAGGCCGAAGATAATATGCCTAAGTTTGTCTGCCTGCCCGACATAGTGGGTGACGCTGCTAGAACTTTAGATTTATTCGACGCCTTTGAAATAAAAACCAACGGATTGCCTAGGGCATTAGTTTTACAGGACGGTATAGCAAATCACCGCATACCTTGGGACAAGATGGCTGCGGTATTCGTAGGCGGAAGTGACTCATTTAAAACTAGTGATGAAGCTATGAATGCCTGTAGAACGGCAAAAATGCTCGGTAAATGGGTACACGTTGGCCGTGTCAATACAGCCGCAAGAGTCAACTATTGGAAAGGCATGGCAGATTCAATTGATGGCAGCGGCATCAGTCGCTATGACCATATGCTAGAAAATGTACTTGCTGCTTTATCTGACACCAGCACTCAACAAGAAATCAATCTGTAACAACTATCTTAACTGCAAAAAATCTCAGCGTGGCTAATCGGTGCCAGCTGATTTTATTTCTATAAATATCGATAACTAAAGAAAGAAGGAAGCAACTATGAGCAAATTAGAAAAAGAATTCATGGAATTCCACCAAGACAACCCACATGTGTATGAACTGTTTAAACGCTACACAAAAGCTGCAATGTCTTCCGGTAGGGACAGTTATTCTGCCTATGCCATCTTTGAGCGTATCCGCTGGCATACCGACATTGAGACTAATGAGGCACTGGGCTTTAAGTTAAACAATAACCACCGTCCTTACTATGCCCGGATGTTTTCGGCACAGTACCCTCAGCATGCCCATTTCTTTCGTACTAGGGCCCTTGTCACTGAACGTCCTGAGCAATTGAAGATCGAGGCATTTGCATGAGCCTGATATTCGACTTAGAAACTGATGGCCTTCTAAACCAGCTAACCAGGATTCACTGCATTGCGATCTTAGACACTGATCAAGATAACAGAGGAGTAGATGCAAACAGAATCTACCACGGTGACGAAGGCATCAGAGAAGCCCTGCTTTTGCTAGAGAATGCCGACGAGATCATTGGTCACAACGTCATTAACTTTGATGTACCTGCGATACAAAAGGTCTCCCCAGGGTGGTCTCCAAAAGGGAGAGTGACAGACACCATTGTCCTCTCCCGATTGATCCATGCCAACCTTATGAACGAGGATGCCGCGTCTGCAACACTGCCCGAGGGTTTCCAGAAACGCATGTGGGGTAGCCACTCATTGAAGGCTTGGGGTCTCCGTATGGGAACCATGAAGGGTGACTATGACGGTGGCTGGGAAACCTGTAACCAGAACATGCTCGACTATTGCCAGCAGGATGTGACTGTCACCTACAAGTTGTACAAAAAACTGCTAATCGATAGCGATGGATTTAGCGATGAGAGCATAGAACTTGAGCATGAGCTTGCACATATCTGTAACGAGATTGGCAACAACGGCTGGACCTTTGATGTCGATGCTGCCAACGCCCTTTATGCTGAGTTAGCCAAGAAGCGTATCGAGCTAGAGAAGGGACTGTTTGAGCCTTGGGAAGTAGAGATACCGTTCACCCCAAAAAGAGACAACAAGACCCTTAGTTATAAAGCGGGGGTGACGGTCAATAAGGTCATAGTTGTCGAGTTTAACCCCAACAGCCGCAAGCACATACACCGGTGCCTGGCCAAAAAGTACGGCTGGAAGCCAAGGGAGTTTACCCCCAGTGGTGATGCCAAGATTGACGAGAATGTACTTAACCAACTGCCATACCCAGAGGCCAAGAAACTAGCCCTGTTCTTTTTGATACAAAAGAGAATTGCGATGCTGGCCGAGGGCAGCCAGGGCTGGCTAAAAGTCTGCGATTCCGATGCAAAAATACGACACACGATTGTCAGCGGCGGTACCGTGTCAGGTAGGGCGTGTCATAGGTCACCAAACTTAGGCGCAGTCCCGTCGACCAGGGCAGCCTACGGTAAACAGTGCCGCGACCTGTTCACCGTGCCTAAAGGCTGGGTCCTGCTTGGCAGTGACCTGAGTGGACTTGAGCTGCGAGTGTTAGCCCACTTCCTGCAAGACGGGGGTGAGTACGCCAAGCAAATACTAGAGGGCGACATCCACACCTATAACCAGAAGGCTGCGGGACTTAAGACCAGGGACGAAGCCAAGACTTTTATCTACGCCACGATGTATGGCGGGGGTGATGGTCTCATCGGTTCATTGGTCGGTGGCACTGCCAAAGACGGTAGAAAACTCAAGAGAGACTTTGAGCAAGCTATCCCTGCATTCAAGACACTCAAGAGTGAACTCAAGAGGGCCTACGGCAACCGAGGTTATCTCAAGGGGCTAGACGGCAGGAAACTATTTGTCAGGTCTGAGCATAGATGCCTCAGTCAGCTACTCCAGTCTGCCGGTGCAATCATATGTAAGAAGTGGGTTGCCCTGGTCCATAACGAAATCAATAAACAAAACCTAGAGGCCGAGATTCTTGGATGGATTCACGATGAAGTCCAGATTGCTTGCCGGAACGAAGAGGTAGCAAAACATGTCGGTAATATCACTGGAACAATGGCGGAAGAAGCAGGACGCTATTTCAAAATCAAGATGCCAATCCAAAGTGAGTACGCCGTGGGAAGAACTTGGAGTGACACCCACTGAGTCTCATGATCAACCCTTCGATAAAAACATAGAGCAGATGATCGCATTCTGGATTGTCCTCGACAAAGCCCAACGTGAACCCTTCAAAGTCAAAAGCAACTTCGCAAGACAGGCCGCTTGGTTTATCGCTATCTGTGCCAGCAAGGGGCTACTGACCACTGAGGCAAGCCTCGATATGTTTGGCAACCACTGGTTGATTACCGAGTACGGTATCGACTTTAAGGAGCACTTAGATGAGAGCATCCAAAAACTTAGCTAACGACAAGACCACCCTGCTAATTGACGGTGACCTGTACCTGTATCAAGCCTGTGCAGCTGCGGAAGAAGAAGTAGATTGGGGCGATGACATATGGTCGCTATCAACTGACCTAAAGGTGGCCAAGAAGATATTCAACAGGCGGATTAAAGACTTCTGCGAGCGACTACAGACCGATGAAATATTAGTCTGTTTCACTGTAGGTAATAACTTCAGGAAGGCCCTGTTGCCCACCTACAAAGGCAACCGTAAGGCAACCAGAAAGCCTGTCGGCTACAAGGAGATGGTTCGCTGGGCCAACGAAGAGTACCCCTGCTGCGACCAAGATGGACTAGAGGCCGATGACATCATGGGCATCCTACAGTCAGCAAAGACAGCCCCTACGTGCATTGTATCCGATGACAAAGACATGAAGACCATACCAGGGAAACTGTACAGGCCCATGTCCGATGAGTTGCTACAGATCAAGGACTCTGAGGCAGACCGCTGGTTCCTGACACAGTGCCTGGTGGGTGACGCCACGGATGGGTACTCAGGCTGCCCACGGATCGGACCCAAGACAGCTGAGAAGGTACTGGGGAATTACCCAAGCTGGGAGCAGGTGGCCCAGCAGTACATCAAGGCAGGACTTACTAGAGAGGATGCCCTGGTGCAATCTCGATGTGCTCGGATACTGAGGTCTACCGAGTGGGACGCAGAGAACTCTAAAGTGAAACTATGGGAGCCAGTCATATGATTATCGAAAGACGCAGTGAACTAACCGGTGCATACCGAGAGATGGAGATTGATGTCTGCCCACAGCAGATCAAAGAGTGGGAAGAGGGTAAGTTAATACAGGATGCCATGCCCAACCTCACCCCCAGTGAACGTGAGTTCATTATGACTGGGACTACTGATGAAGAGTGGGGTAGTGCGCTCAATGATATTAACTGACCGTGAACGCCGACAACTGACTCCCAAACAATTCAAACAGCCGAAGGCAGGGTATGACATGTCCCTCGTCCATGATGAGGAACGCAACATGTATTGCCGCTGTACCTATGACAAGGCCGACTGGCTACACCCATGCCCCAAATGTGGAAGGAGGGTAAGAGTATGAGTATTGATGAAGCAACTCCTCAAGACTGGAATAGACTGAGAGACCGCTACCCAGCCATTGAGAGAACTGGCAAAGACATCCAACCGGACATCCAACCGGACACAGTAGACATGGTAGATGCACCTAAACACTACAACCACGGTCATGTTGAGTGCATCGAAGCAATCAAAGAGTCTATGTCTCCAATGGCTTTTAAAGGCTACCTCAAGGGTAACTGCATCAAGTACCTGTGGCGCTACGACTATAAAGGTAAGCAGGTAGAGGACCTACGGAAAGCAGGCTGGTACTTAAAAAAACTAACAGAGAGGGTGGGAATAGAAAATGAGAGAGGGAAAAGAAATGGTTAAATATGAAGTGAAGGTCAAGACTGATGGGACTGATTCTAGGATGCCATGTGGCATAACAGATGACCCTTACAATGACTATAGCGACTATATAGAAGAGAAGGGCGTATACTCACAGCCAACAGAGGATAATGACGGTTTGATATCCCCCTTATTGTGGTACTGAGGATACCAGTATTCGCATAAAGATAAACCAACAGTGGATGTCAGAAGATGATGAGGACACCCGCAGCATCCACTGTTGGTTACATCGCGGGCAACCATAGATTGCCTACGAGCATCCCCACCACCAAATGCAAAGCTATTACTATCTCGATAGCATGTCAACATTCGTAGATACCTATATCTCATTTAGATAACTTATAGCCACAATAACGCCCAGCTTGGCAAGTGTAGGTTCATTTAGACAACTATTCACCTTAATGGCGACAATCTGTCTACTTGAGAGACATTTGCAGTCCAATAAACAGCAATAGGTAAACTCAATCACTCTAGTAATACCAATAGATTTATTTTTGTCCACCCTTTAGAGAGGACATAGGTATTGCTACGCCGCGTGTCAAAGGTAACAGCAGACACACAAACGCTACCAATAAAAACATAAGTTCCCCTCTGTAATCCCTAGCATCGACCCTGGCTGCCTCCCTCCAGACATGGTTGATGCTAGGTGGTTACTTTAGTTACATGAGTTAACTATGGTTGACTAAGGTCCAAGTTGTCTTGGGCTCTGTCTTTCCTGTTGGGCTCCAACCCATAAAGGAGAAGACACCCAAACCAAGCCCTGAGCCACCTTAGATAACTAAGGTAAACCTAAGTGTTTACACCAGTAAAAACCGAAGCAAACAAATGTTACTCATGTATCGATACATAGAGTGCCGGAGAGGGCATTCTGTGGTCTTCTAGGGCATGGCTGCTTGCTGCTTGGGTGGTCGTGGGTTTACTCAGGAGGACTAAGGTGGACTAAGGTTTGCTCAGGTGGACTAAGGTTTGCTCAGGTGGACTAAGGTTTGCTCAGGTGGACTAAGGTTTGCTCAGGTGGACTAAGGTTTGCTCAGGTCATGTCCCGATTTGTAGACAAAAAATAGACCCTCATCCCAATAAATTTCTGAAGCCGCCAAATGTCACCAATGTCAACCAAAGATTTCACTTAGATATCAACGGATATATTATCCGATGACGTAAGAAACCCAGTAAACATGCGGTCTGTAGCCTATGTGACCGTGAGTTTGGGACTCCTAGCCAAGAATCTGGGGTCCATGGGTTCAATGTCAATGTCGATTCAAAAAGACCGCTAAACCCCTGCCTTGTTGTTGTTGTTGTCTGGCCTTAGTAACAGGAGCCCACATTTGAAAATCACGATAACCGAAGACTATAGGAAGCATGGCTTCTTTCACATCTTACCTGAGTTTGAACTTGCGTTTACCCGCCCTGAGAACCAACTATTGCGTATCCGCATCAGCTGGCTCAATGGGACCCTATGGCTTGAACTCTAGGCCCCACCCAGGTCCACCTTAGTCAAAACTAAGGACCCCCAAATCCACGAATTACAAAGGTATACACCATGGCCCTTGAGTCTGCTACATACATCAATAGCCTCAATTCGTCTAACCCAGTAGCCACTGACCCCTTGAGTCAGGCTGATGAACACATCCGTTTACTTAAGAGCACCATCAAGGCCACATGGCCTAACATTACTGGGGCAGTGGCAGCTACGCAGGCTGACCTAGACACTAAGTCTGCAATCACAAGCAATGGTTCTACTCCCTCGTTAACCGCTGGTATCACAGGTGGCGAAGTAAAGACCTTGATTGGTGTCGTTGAACCCGCCATATCGACTGATGGCGCCACTCCCGCGTTAACCTCCGGTATCACTGCGGCAGAAGTCCGTAATCTCGTGGGGGCTCAAGAAGCAGCAACCGCAATTGGCTTGCTTAATGTCTACCCTATTGGTTCTGTATACATTAGTGTCTTGGTGACCAACCCAAACCTTTTGTTTGGTGGTACATGGGAACGTATAGGCGCGGGTAAGGCCCTAGTGGGTCTCGATTCCGCAGACCTTGACTTTAATGCCTTGGGGGAGACGGGTGGTGCTAAGGCCCACACGTTGACAGTTAATGAGATTCCCAGTCACACCCACGCATTCACTGCAATGCAGGACACAAACAACTCTGTGAATAGGAGTGGCGGGGGTGATTTGGGTGCCCCAGCCTCTAGCACTACAGTGGCTACTGGTGGTGGTGCAGCGCACAACAACCTACAGCCCTACCTGGTGGTCTCCATGTGGAAACGCACCGCATGAAGTATAAGCAAAAGAAGAGGAACCTTAGATGCCACAGATACTACCAGTACGCAGTGTAGGTGATGTAGGTGTCATTACCGATGTTTCCCCTGCTAGTCTTCCACCCAACGCCTTTACCAGAGCAAAAAATGTAAGGTTTGACGAAGGTAAAGTAAGCAGGGCTCCAGTCTTTCGTAACATCAAAGATTCACTAGCGATAACCCCTAGATTTACCCATGCAATCCCTGCGGCTACTAGCAGCAGCTATGCCTCCATTATCCTGGTGTCTCCTACCTATGAAATCCGAGAGTATACTAATGGCTCAGTAGCGAGCAGACAGGGCAGTATCTCTACGGCTTCATCTTCCCCAGCAAGATTCACAGGTACTGCACTAGCTGACATTACCTACCTTAACCGTAATGACCGTGTACCCGTCTACATGGCCAATGGTGGGACTCAGTTTGCCGACTTACCCAACTGGGATGCTAACTGGAGAGCAGAGTCCCTACGCGCCTATGGTGACTTCCTGATAGCGTTAAACACTGTAGAGTCGGGCACAGGCTATAGCAGTAGGGTACGGTGGTCTAACCTAGCGGTGGCCAACTCAGTACCCGATAGTTGGGATGCAACGGACACCGCCAAGTCAGCGGGTTTCAATGACCTAATCGAGATGAAGACCCCAATCATCGACGGTGCAACGCTAGGCACTAACTTCATTATTTACAGTAAAGATCAAGTGTGGCTAATGGAATTCACTGGTGGCACCTTTATCTTTAACTTCAGAAAGCTATTTAGTGATGTCGGCATTATTAACCAGAATTGTGCAGTAGAGGTCGAGGGTAAACACTTTGTCTTTGGTGACAATGACATCTATATCCACGATACCCACTCCAAGCAATCAATCGTGGACGAGAGAGTCAAGCAGTACATCTTTACGGGTCTTAACACGGCCAAGACTGACAGGTGTTTTGTACAGGCCAATCCCGATTTAGAGGAAGTCTACTTCTGCTATGTCTCTGGCGATGATATGGCCGAGTACACTAATGGTGACCGATGTAACCGGGCAGCTGTCTACAACTACAAGAATAGTACCTGGTCATTCTTAGACTTACCTAATATAAGTTCTGGCACTCACGGCTCTGTTTCCTCTGTTGCAACCTACGCAACAGTAGTAGGCTCTTATGAAAGTATCGGTGGCACCTATTATTCCCAAGAGGCAGGCTTTGACACCCATGCCCTATTCGTAGGAGAAAGTAATACCACAGACGGTATCACCAGCCACAAGCTGTATGGTCTCGATATGCCAGGCACTGGGTCTCTGCTGTCTTACTTATTTGATGCTCAGGCCAACAAGGGCCCCTACTTAGAGAGAGTGGGCATTGATCTTGATGAGGTAACCGAACTCAGGCGTTACAAGATAATCAGTAAGATATACCCACAGATAGAGACTTACAGCAGCAACAAGCAGTTTAACTTTACCTTTGGGGCAGCAGACCTCCAGGCATCCGCACCTACCTATGAGAACCAGGTTACTTTTGATGCCTCTACGGACCATAAGATTGACTCAAGGGCAGCGGGGCGGTATCTGTCTTATAAGTTTACTGTGCCCGACAACAAAAACTTTGCATTTATTGGATTCGACATAGAACTCACACTTACCGGTAGGAGGTAGTATTGTTATGGCTACGCTACCCATGCGAGGTTACAAACGTAAACCTTTCCCTACTTTAGATGCCGATGACGAAGGCCTTAAGCAGTTCGTAGTCGATGAGTTTCAGCGCCTTGAGAACACCCTAGAAACTCACAATCAAGCCGTCAATGTCACTATCACAGACAATGAAGTTGTAAAGAATAGCGTCAGTAGTCTCACTGCAACAATCGCTGCAAACACTGCAACAGGCGCCACAAACACTGCCGACATAACGTCAGAGCAAACTGTAAGGGCTGCGGCTGACGCTGCTCTAGCTTCAAACCTAGCGACTGTTACGGCTACCGTAGGTACAAACTCTTCAGCAATTACTACTGAGCAAACTGCAAGGGCTGCGGCTGACGCTGCTCTAGCTTCAAACCTAGCGACTGTTACGGCTACCGTAGGTACAAACTCTTCAGCAATTACTACTGAGCAAACTGCAAGGGCTGCGGCTGACGCTGCGCTTGCATCAGACATCACAAGTGTTACTGCAACAGTGAGCGGTGTGTCTGCCAATGTCACAGTAGAGGCAACAGCAAGAGCAGCAGCTGATACAGTACTACAAACCAGCGTCAATGCAGCACAGGCTACTGCTGATGGTAAAATAGATACCTTCTATCAAATCGCGGCCCCCTCTTCAGCAAGCCAAGGTGACTTGTGGTTTGATACTGACGATAAAAACAAGCTATACAGATTCGATGGTTCTGGTTGGGTAAACGCCAGAGACTCTGATATTGCCCAAGCAATCACCAACGCAGCCGGTGCTCAAGCTGCGGCAGACGGTAAAGTTACTACTTTTTATCAGGACAATCAGCCCACAGCAGAAGGTACGGGTGACCTTTGGGTAGATACCAATGATGGTAATAAGCTGTATCGTTGGAACGGCTCAAGTTGGCTATCTGTCCAAGATACATCTATAGGTACAGCAATCCAGGATGCCGCTACAGCACAGTCTACTGCTGATGGCAAAATAGATACCTTCTATCAGACAACTGCTCCGTCATCAGCAAGCCAAGGTGATTTGTGGTTTGATACTGACGATAAAAACAAATTGCATCGTTATGACGGCTCTAATTGGGTAGCGGCTAGAGATTCAGACATTGCGCAAGCCATAACTAATGCAGCAGGGGCGCAGTCTACTGCTGATGGTAAGGTTACTACCTTTTACCAAGATGATCCTCCCACCGCAGAAAGCACAGGTGACCTCTGGTTAGATACCAATGATGGCAACAAACTCTATCGTTGGAATGGCTCAAGTTGGGTATCTGCCCAAGACTCCACGATACCTGCCCTTGAAGCCAAATATGGCGTCAAACTCAATGTAAACGGCTACATCACTGGTTTTAAACAGAACAACGATGGCACCACGGGTTCCTTCGAGATTCTTGCTGATGAGTTCAAGATTATTGACCCTTTGGGTTCATCAGGACAAACAGGGGCAGAGGTGTTTAGTGTCTCTAATGGTCAAGTTTCCATGCAGAACGTCAAGATTGGTACTGCCGTTATTGATGACAATGCGATCACTATTCCATCGGGTGCGTACTCGACA